GCTGTAGTCTTGCCAAAACCGTTGGCCAAAGCATAACTGTCAAGGGCAGTCTGAGTCATGACAATGCCCAGGTCTTTCAAGCTCTCTGTTTCACCGGTGAATACAGATTTTAGCTTCGTGTACGCCTCATCCTGGCCAATGTTATAGAATGATGCCACATCACCTGCCAGCCCAGTAAGAGTTGTGGACATATCATATGCAGCTTTCTCACTGAAACCGAAAGCCTTTGCCATCGCACCAAAGGTACCAGTAAACTGCTTTGCCATGGTCTCAGACAGACCAAACTGAGCGGCAGCATTCTGAGCAAATTTATCTACCTGTTTACTCATTTGAGAAAACGTAACATCAACTACGTTCTGGACCTCTGCCAGATCAGAGCCTAGTTCTATGCAGGACTTTCCAAAATCGAATATTTTCTTAACTGTAAAAGCAGCAGCAAGGGCTTTACCTGCCTTCTTTGCCAGATTTTCTATTCCTAACATCTGGCTATTGAAATCGTTTTTATTTACAACCAGGTCAAGCCCGATCTGTCCTACGCTGTCTGCTGCCATATATGTCACCTGCCTTTTTTATTAAGACAGGCACATCGGCACAGCGTCTTAGATCTTTAACTCAAATATCTTTTTGCACTCTTTATTTTTGCATTTAAAAAAGATGCCCTTACATTTGGCATCTTCTGACTTCATTGCATTGACCGGATACCCGCAGTACGGGCACCGGACTTTTTCCTGCTTTACTCTTTCAATTTCAACCACCTCCGAAGCAATCAGCCATAAACTGTTCCAGCTTATCCATGGCCTTTTCATACGCTTCTTTTGTCATGCTCTCTGCTTTCCTGTCTCTCCATTCGTTATAAATGCGTTTTTGATCCGGAGTGAAGCGTTTAATCACTTCTTTGTCTGATTCTGACCGGATCGCAACCATACGCCCTAGCGGAGTATCGGGAGACAGACCAGCCAGCAGGGAACGAAATTCATCCCAGCTGACTGTTTCAAATTCTTTGGTCCTTATGCGTAACCCGTACTGCGTAAGAAAACTGGAAACGATCAGGTCCCAGTCTTCAAGTAGATCGTAGTACGGGTCACTGCTCTCCCTGGCTTGTAATATCTCCTGTGACCAGTTTCATAGCCTCATGGATAACAGTCGTCCAATCAGGCACCAGCAGATTGAATGAATTAATTAATTCCCTGTTTTTCTCCGAAAATACCAGTTCATATAATTCATTCATATTTTCATCTGAAGCCACGCCATTTTTTGTGATATTAATGATTTTCATCATGGTAAGTGCATCTGCATTTACTTCAATTTTTTCCCCTTTGATCATCAGGCAAGGATTTTCATCAAACGTAAGCTTGTCTGTAATATCTACTACTTTTGCCATCTTTTCTCCCTCCTTATGATGCCTCTGCCGGTGTAAAGGTTGGCTTACCGTACAGCGTTGTAGTAAATTCCAGTGCATCTGCTGCTGTTGTATCGCCACCGCCTGGGGTTGTAACGTTGATAACCACAATTCCTTCCAGCTTGGCGCCGGATACCATGGTCCATTCAAATTTCGTCATGACGTCTTTTCCCATCTTCATGGCAAGCCCTGCAATATAATCATTTCCAGGATCACCAACAGATCGTTTGCCCTTAAAATCAATAGAAAATTTTTTGCCTGTTACAATGCTTTTTGCCCATCCCTCTGCATCCATTGCATACCATTCTTCATTCTGGCCATCAATGGCAGGGGAAAAGTTTTCAAGATCGGCCGGCATCACCATCTGCTCAGATGTACTGTCTACGCCCTTAGTACCGATCTTAAACTGATTACTGTGTACCGGATATACTACTCCTGGCATATTCTTGTCCTCACTTTCTTTGATAAATTAAATCCAGCCAGATCACATATTCATATACACCATTATCATCTGTGCCTACATCCTGCGGTTCCGGAACCATCAGATTAATGTAGTTGATGTGGGTATCTCCTATGCTCAGGCTGGATATGTTTCTAAGTTTCTCAAACAGCTCATAGGCTGCTGCTTCACTCTCCGGCTTGTCCCTGTTCCAATGGACCAGAAGAGAAATAGCCCTAGTATCGTAAGTCGTGTGTTCTAAACCACCCAAAGCAATATTGGGCGGTCCAGATCCGCTGCGACTATAAATACCAATGGATTTTTGTTGCTTATTATCCAACTTACCAATATAAACATGATCAGCTGATGCTACACCCAGACCGGAGATCCAGTCCTGTATGTCAGTTAATCGCAGCATCATACGCCACCTGCCTTCTTATAAAACTTTTTAAAGGCTTCCTTGCAAAAATCAGAGCTGACTCCTCCCGGAAGCCACGGATCAAACCATTTACCACCCGCAAAAGGATTTTCATACTTCTGGAAATGATATTCCGGATGATAATACAATCGCCTTGCATAAGGTGTGCTTGATACAATGCTTACCTTTCCGCTGGCAGACCCACTGCGGTCCACAAAGGTGCTTTCATTCTGCAGATTGCCGGTATCAAACGGCATGATCTTCTGTATGCAACGCTTCTGCTGTTTTCTCCAAAGCAACTACCGCTGCCTGTGTCATCTGATTAATACGTGGCATATTCAGCTTTATAGTTGATTTTACCTGCATCAGATCACCTCCAGGCTACAGTAGTTTACCGTACCGTCCGGGTTCCTGTTCTTACAGCCCTGTTCAATCCGACGTTCTTGACCAAATACAGTTAATGTGCCACCGCTTAAAGACGGCATATCCGGTGCAATGTCTCCTGTAAAAAGCGCTGTACCTGTGATCTGCACCAGCTTCTTTTCTGCTGTCAGAATAGTCTTGGCTTTATCCTGGAAATTGCACATCAGATCTGCATCCAGGCTGTACTTCGGTCTTCCCTTATTATCCAGTTCTTCCGATTCCAGGTGGACATGCACAGGCGTCTTACAGAGCCTTTTAGGTACTAAACACGGATATTTCATAGTCTCACCTCGCTAAACGGCAGCAAAGGCCTGTCTGGCACAGCATAGTGTAGACATCCCGCTTCATGGCAACCCCTTTGTCTGTAAACACGTTCCAGGAACTGCCAAACTGAGCAGACACTCCGTTGATGCTGTAACTCTGCAGGATCGTATTAATCTCATCTGCGTTTTCTGTTTCAAAGTCAGCCTGCTGGCAGACCACTTCCCGGATCAGGTCCTGTTGGAATGTTGTCAGATTAGAAAAACCCCGACCTACAATCCGGTTGTAAGTCAGGGAGTCAACGTGGCGGCTGGCCTGGCGGAGGGCCTTGATAAGATCACCCTCAGGTACAATGCTGCCGCCGTATTCTTTCTGGTAATATTCTGAGGTTACATACGGTTCGTAGGCCATATTACTGCCCTGCTTTCTTTTTAACAGGTTTTACTGGCACTTCCTCCGCAGGTTCTTCATTTACTGGTTCTTTAATGTCCGTCTCTTCTGTGCTATCCGTTTCAACTCTATAGCCATGGCTTTTAAACCACTCGATCAGATACGGATCATCCGTTTCCCCCATGCCACTACAAAACGGTACAGAAGCGGATACACCGGTATATTCTTTATTGGGGCTGTAAATTTTCATACCTCTACACCTCCTATTTTACCTTGATTCCGCGGAATACACCTGCGGCTTTGGATGCCTTTAATGCAATGGCTGCATTCATTTCAACTTCGCCTTTCTTTACCGCACCTGCTGTAGTAAAGTCTGGAAGCCAGGTCTGCACAGGCGCTACACCAGCAAAGGAAACTGCATGCAGTCCATCCATGCCAAGGCGTGCCACATAGAGGGAAGTTTCTCCACTGGTGCCATTAATGCTAATAACTTCATCATTGGTTCCTGGCTTGGTCTTCATATCAATGAATGGAATACCACCATAACTCTCAACCTGGTTACCCCAGTTGTCCTTTGTTACAGAATACATGCTGGCGCGTCTTGCACACGCTCTCAGCTTTGCGATCAGTTTGTTGTTTCCAGCAATGAAAGAAGGGGTACCGTCTAAACCGCCAAGGAACTCATCCAGCATATCTAAAAAATACTGGAAATTCTTCGTAACCAGTTCGGAAGTAGACAGATCAATGGTATTGCCTTTATTGTATTCTGTGCTGCTGCCGGTCAGTGCCTTATCAAGGCCATCAAATGCTTTTGTATTTACACCACTGTCACCATTGATAAAAGTATCATTAAACAGGGCCTGTGCCGCTTTAATCTTCTGTGCCTGCTGCAGTTCTACTTCGCTTACAATACCTCCCATGCTTGCAATCACACGGTCAATCTCATAAGCACCACCAAATAATTTGATCTCAACCGTATGTCTTTCTTTGGTAACCTCAGATGGTGTATATTCCTTATTGATCTCTCTGAACTCAGCTGTTGGCTGTGTTTTTAAACGAGTGTAAGAGTAACTTGGAGTTGCTCCGCCACCTGTAGGAGATACTGCATCATCAAACGGAATATGTTCCAAAATCCAGTTGGATTTCTGGAACTCATCGATCACGCCCATCTGCAGGTCATCCTGCACATTCTTTTTTGCTTCTTCAAGTGTAATAGCCATTGTTTATTTACTCCTTTCCTTCTGAACCCATGTTCAGTTTTGCTGCAATTGCTTCTTTCATACTCATACGGCCTTCACCACCAGATCCACCATTATCCTTTGGATTTAAACGGAAAAATCCTTTCTTTCCACCGTTATCTTCTGCTTTGAAAAGAAATGGTTTACTTTCTTTTAATGCCTTGACCTGCTCATCCAGTCCGGTTACCTTACCATCATCTCCAAGAATCAGCTTATTTCGGTCTACAAGTCCGGCAACAAGATCACTGTCCTGTGCTGATGCAGATACCGCCATACGAATCGCATAAGTCATTTTCAAATCATCCATTTCCTTCTGGTTATCCAGATCTTTCTGTTTGTTCTGAGCCTGAAGGTCCGCAATCTGCTGTTTCAGTGCCTCATTGTCCCCCGCTGATGCTTTTAATTCTTCTAGCTGTGTCTCACGCTCCTGGACAGAAGTTTCCAGCTGCTTGCGTTTCTGCTCTGTAGCATCAAACGTTTCTTTAGCAACATAGTTCTCTAATTCCTTTTTCGATTCCTCTGCTGCTTTCTTTGCTAGGCTTTTTTCAATGCCAAGCGCTTCAAACTGTTCCTGTGTCATGTTATTTGCTCTCCTTTCTGGTAGTTTTACGTCATTCCGGACCATTTTGAAGCATAAAAATAACACCCAGGACTTGCCTGCGTGCTTACTGCTCAATCTTATTACATTTGGTACACCGCCGTACATAACCCCCATAAGGACCGGAAGCCCTACTCCAATGCTTGCGGTAGTGGTGGCAGCATTCCTTTTTCTTGAAAAACATCTGCCGGATCCACGATAAAAGTCCCATAAGATCACCTTCTTTCATTTGCGACGTCGCAATTTATAGATCTATTTAACTTCAATTTCCGGGATTAACCTTTCAGGATAAAATACCAATTCATAATGATACTTGTCTGTTCCTTTCGGCTCTGTCTGCTCCATTACATAGCAGGTCCAGTCATTCAGGTAAATATAATCCTTATAATACTGGTCATCACCTGTTTTAATGGTCACTATCAGTTCATTTGAACTATTATTGCTAAGAGCCATATAACCTTCGGCCTGGAGCATAACCGTATCCGTTCTTGCATTGGTAACTGTAATTCTGCGATAAATATTAAATTCATTCGCATCTTTTGATAAATTATAGTTTACTGTGTGTGCTGTTGAACACCCTGTCATTCCAAACATCACAGATAATGCCACTCCAAATGCTAAAATCTTCTTTTTCATCTTCTTAATCTCTCTTTCCTAAAAATGGGTACAAAAATACCACCGGCCTGATGACTGGTGGTATCTATTCTTGTTTCGGTCTCTCTGGATCCATTGAAAGCTTCATATCACATTCTGGAGAATCGCAATAAAAAAAGTAGTTTCCTTTACACTTAATATGACCTTTTTTACATTTAGGACATACTGGATTTTTTCCTGCTCTTGCATCCAACAGCATTCTATTACGGCTATCCATCTTCGTCCTCATTTCTTCTAATGTCACAATATCACCTACTTTCTCCATGGATACTCCGGATAAAGCTCATTTACTAACTTAAGTATATCTTTTTTCTCTTGGGAAGTCAATTTATTTGATCTCTTTCGATGTTTCACTTCTTGAGCAATACAAACGGCTTCCGACCATTGATCTCCGCCAATTCCATACTTTCTATGCGTTGCTTCATGTATGAGGACTTCTGCTGTTTTTTCTATTGTCTTTGTCCTATCTGCAAAAATTCTTATCACGTCATCTTCCACGTCATAAAATCCCAATTCATTATACGGATTATCAATGCCATAAACAAATTGAACTGAAACATTATTCTTTTCCAGATATTCAGACATCTCTTTTCCGATGTCTGATTTTAGCATATTTTTCTTGATATTATGTGGTTTTATAACATCATTCTGCCCAAAATTATATGTATAATAAATACCTTCGTTTTCTTTTAGCCTTGCCCATTTGTTACGTTTTAGTTGGTATTCTGCTTTATTTTTCATATCTAATGAATACTCAGCCAATCTTCCATACTTTTCTTCCTGACGCTGTGCATACTGCTGTCTGGCTTCCTGCTGGTTCTGAAGCCCAACTGCTTCCAGTTCTTCTTTAGTCCAGGTATCATCTGCTGTGGAAATGCCCGGAAAATATGTAGTATGACTGTCTTTACATCTTGGATGATAAAGCCCTTTACTGATTGCGTAACTCATCAACGGATATTTCTTGCCTGTCTCCGGATCCACACCGTTCTTGCTGCCACCACTCCATACATCATCGATCAGGACCTTACCAACAAAAGGAAGGCACTTAGGACACGGATTGCCACGCTTTGCCATAATAACTGTAGCAATGCCCCATTCCTTACGCTTTTCTCCTTCGCCTTGCAGGTAAGCTCGCTTACTGGCTGTTTTGATCGCCATATCGGCATAATCTGAAAGCGTATGCCTGGCACCATTGGCATATTCCACACAGTTAAGGCCACGGGACAGCATATCTTTTGTAGCCATGTCCACAGCCTTTTCGTAGGTCCCGGCGCCAGTATTGGCATACACCTGGGCGTTGAAGATTGCTTTTCGGTAATCATCATTTGCCTTACGGAGTACTGCCGTTTCTGCCTTCTCCATATCGTCTATGGTAGCTTTGATCAGTGATTCCAGCTTGCGGTCATTCAGCTTGAAAAACTCAGCCGTAGCTCCCGATACAGTTTTCTTAGCCCCCTTAAAGCCTTTCTTAATTGCCTGAAGTATACGCCTTTCCTGCTGCATACCGCCTTTTGACCGTGACATCCGGATCAGACTGTCAATCTGGTCATTAATGCTTTTAAACTGCTTGCTGTATTTCTTCTGGTTATGAGCTTTGTATTTTTCCAGGGCTTTTAACTGCTCTGCCTGCCACATAGACCAGTTATAACCCTCTTTGGTTTCCTCTGCCCGATGCCGGTCCATATTCCGGATCATAGATGCCATTAGCTCATTCTCGATACGCCGAAAGGCTTCGGCCAGATCATATTCATTCACTGTTTCGCACCCTTATTCGCAAGCACCTTGAACCCTTGTGCCTTAAATCCTCTGGTCAACGTCTTCAGCTGTGTGGCACTGCTGCATCGATCATTTCTCAGTTCCGCATAGTCTTTCTTTTCAACTGCATAGATTCCAAATGGTACCTGCTCACTGGCTACCTGCAGCAGCCCCTGGTACTCCTTTCGGCTCATCCAGTATATTCGGTTCATTACCTTTACCTGCATTCCCATTACCTCCCAGGTTAACGTCAAAAATACCGGCAGCCATGTTGACTCCCGGTTCTTCTACCTCTGCAATGCCCTGTTCCATTTTCAGACGTGCTACCTCTTCTTCCTTTTCCTCTTCTGTCCAGGTATCACCATAAAGCTGGTCAACGGATGTTTCCAGGCTCATAATTCCATATTGCTTAGCCTTTCCTACAGTATCGACCGTTGTGCTAAAGTCTGGTGATGCATATTCGCCAAACTTTACCGTTGGTTCATAATCCCCCGGCGTTCTGTTACACATAACGTCATTACACTGCATGATCTTTTTTGCCAGTTCAGGAAGCGTTTCATTCAAGGCATCTACGATTTTATTCCTGACATGCAGTGTTACCTTTTCCTTCTCACGCTGGCTTTCTGCGTTATCCGTTTTCTTCAGGTCAATTCCAAGAGTAGACGGAGACATGATCCCCTGAAGAACCATATCCAGGAAGCTTGTATAACTGTTCACATATGCTTCATAAGAAATCTGTGGCTGGGATACTTCTACCTGATGACTTGCACCCTCCGACATGTTATCTCCGATTGCAATAAAATCATTATCGAATGGATTAGCCGGAAGCAATTCGCCTGTAGTTTCATCCCGTGGTATCAGGTTTTCTGGAATATAGCGCTTAATACGTCCCATACGGATTGCATCGACCCACTGGCTTATTACTTCATCCAGGCCGTCAATTACGTCTGTCTTGCTATCAAACAGCGCCTTTCCCCTCCCTTTGTATTTCACGGAAGAAAAGATCCGCAGCGGAACCGCAAGCATTATGTCTCCTGGCACACCAACATCAAACAGATGTGCTGTTTCTGGCAGCCTCTTTAACTCCGTTTCTTTCCCTGCATCATCGTACAATTTGTATATGATATATCCATTGCCATATGCCTCTTCCAGCCGAAAATTCTTATTTCCGTCTTTATAGTCAGTATAAAATTTGATCTCTTTAAGCCGCGAATGAACATATACAAAATCTACATTTTCAGCATCATAAAATTCTACGATCGGATACTCACTGCATTCGTCTGCCGTTATTTTAAACGCCCCGTCACCTGAAGCCAAAGCTCCCGCAATGCCTTCTCCGATCACGTCATTTAATCTTTCTTCCTGGAAAATCTTATCCCAGAGTTCTTCTAAACCTTCCTGGTCATATCCAAAAGAAATACTATTCATATCTGCCAAAACAATATCTTTATATCGATCAATAACTGCGGCCACAATACCGCCATGCATTTTTCTGACACTTCCCTGAGCTTTGGCTGCCCAGAAACGCGCTTTTTCTACACTCCAGCGTGCAGTTTTCTGAAAGTATTGCTCAATCTCTGCAGAATCTCCACGATACCACAATTTATTCCGGATCACATTAGCCTGAAAGGTATGTGGCTCAATGATCACCACCTCCCTGTCCTGCCTTGTATCTATCCGGAACAGCTTTTTAACAAAATTCTGAATCCAGTTCATTCTTATCATCCTCTATAAATCTTACTCTGGTACGGAATCCATGCATATTGTACGGAATTGACCATATGATCATGACCGTCTTCCGGTGTGTTATCCTTATCTTCCTGCCAGCTATATACTTCTAATTCATGTATATAATTTGGACAAGTATCAAGCACATAGAAGCACGGATCGTTATCTTCTTCATAAGCCAACCAGCCAAGCTGCATATTGATGCGGTCTATGATCTCCATTTTTTTCCAGGCATCATTCAACACATACATGCAGCCATTCCTGCGTTTGTATTTATTCCACTCCTGCATCGTTGCCTGATCAGCGTTATCCAGGAAGGCATTCCGGGCTAGTCCCCATTCTTTTCGATTCCGATCCATGAAAGCAACAATGTTTACTACCGTATCAGAAGGTGCAAGCGGTTTTTCCAGCTCTGCATTGCTGTATACCTTTTCATCTAATACAATGCATCTGCCTTTATTGGTGATGCCGATAAAAGACAATGCTATTGTATCCGGGGACTTCTGGGAGTAGGATGTATCAATCCCAGCTGAAAAGTACATGAAAAATTCCTGCTTTTTAGGTCCTGTTGATGCCTGAACGAATTGTTTCGCCCATTCTTTGGATTTTACATGCACCTTCCTGTTAAAATTTGAGAACACCAGACCAGTTGCCTTACCCCGCAGCCCCTGGATCTTATTCTTCCAGATCTTTGTACCCTTCGGTGTATTAGCCAGGATCTTGTCCAGCTTTTCCTTAGGCAGGCCCAGATTATGGACAAAAGAAAAGAACCAATGCACCCAGCCGTGCTTTGGCTCTTCTTTCAATTCATCTTTGATTTCCTGTGGTGTTTCCTCTTCCCACTCTGGCAGAGGCCGGGAGCAGTTGATGTACTCTTTATACACCGGAAGCGAAGGATCATCCGGATTAAGCGTAGCCATGAGATAATCACAACGCATGGCAGCCTCTCGTACAAAGTCTATATCAGCCGTGTTGATCTCATCAATATACAGGCAGCCATACTGACCACCCAGGGCCTTCTGCCATTTCTTCTTGTCACCGTAGCCCATCACGTATATGACTTTATCACCACCGGAAGTATGGAACAGGATATGGGGGATCTTATCGTCCTTAGTCCCGTTGCCGTTGTACTCAACGAGGACACCAAAATCATCCATGATGCCAAGATCTTTGTTGATGATGTTCTTCTCAGCGGTACCTGTATCCTTGGCAGCTATGATGTGCAGCTTCTTGGGAGACTCTGCCACTTTCAGCATGAACTTAAACAGCCCTACTGTGGTTTTTCCGGCCGCTGTTGTTAAGTTCCCTCAAGAAATTCAACAGGTGCATCGCACTTCAAGAAAGCTTTATATTTATCTGACAATAATAATTTTTCGGAGCTCATGAGGATAAATCACCTCCCATTCAAAAAAGAGAACCATTACTCGTCCTCTTTATACTTCCATAAAAAACCATATGCGCTTTTACATTTACCTCTAGCGCATCTACTTATCAATCTATCCTTTGTTGTCCCTTCTCCAAATAAAAATCTAGCGGCCTCATTACAATTAACATATTCTTGTAAAATTTCACCGGTATCTATACTAATCTGTAATACCGGTTTTGTCTGCCCTGTCATTTGATTAACCATTTGCATTTTCTGTCGATACTGTTTTGTATTATGAGCAGCATTGCTTTTTATACGAGATTTTTTATTCATTTCCGAATAATCCGGATTCATTAATCCTACTTTGATGGCATGTATTGTATTTTCTTTGCTTGTTACCCACTCTAAATTATCTACGCAGTTATTTTCCTTATCTCCATCAATATGGTTAACGCAATTTTTCCCTGTAATTGGAGTAAGAAACATTTCTGCAACAAGTCTATGTACATGAGTTACTGTTGGTTTCTCATATTTAACATTGCCCTTCCGCAAATTGACTCTCATATAACCATTCTTAGCTTTTCTCATATTCAGAAGTTTCCCGGATATATTATTTTTGACTCGTCCCAGGTTGCTAACTGCATACCGCTCATATCCCGGAATATTCTTCCATAACTCTTGTTTTCTCATCTACCTGTCACCCTAAATTTATTATGGATCAATTATACACCATTATTCAAGAAAATAATATCTCACTATCCACCACCACGTATCTGCCGGATCAGATCATCCAGCTTAGTCTGCTCTGACTCCAGGCCAGAGACTTCCAGTTTGTCTGCAAATAATGAATATCGTCTTCCCAAAAGTTCAGCTGCCTTCAGGCGCTCCTTTTCAGACGGGTTCTTCTCCATCACCTTTGCCTTTGACATACCATCTCCGATGCCTTCAACCACAATCTCATGAGCTGTGCTTTCTCCCCTAAGAACAGCAGTGAGATATTCCATTACTTCCTGCGCATCTGCAGTTTTTTCATTGTGAATTCTTTCCAGCTGATCAGATATATATTTTTTGACATTAACATTTCTTAACAATCTGGCAGCTGCAGCAGCGGCTACCTTATCATTCTTTACCCTTGGATAAGCGACCTTGTAAGCCCGTGTGGCATTCAAGTCAATGAGATATTCATCTGCAAAAATCTTCTGTTTTTCTGTCATTTGGGCTCACCTCGCTTTCGTCGGTTTTGGGTATAGAAAAGGAGCCACGCTGGGTGGCTCCTACTTATAAAGTAAAAACGCCGGAATTAATCCCGACGTTTTTACATGGCTTAAATCGTTTGTGAATACTCTTAAATCTTACTTTTCAAAATAACACTTAATAAAATCTAATAAATATATCTTACATACATCTGCAAGTATTATATCACTAAAAAATTCACTTTGCAACTATTAAATTTTCAACCAGTCAACATCTGGCTTAACTATTCGCCTTGAATTAGCATATGCCCATTCTAGTGTTAATATAGTTTTCCCAATATAATTGTGCTGTGTTTTATCTACAACTAATGCCAAATCTGCTTCTTCATTATTTCCTCTCATAAATAGTGGCAACAACAACTGTATCTTTGATTCCTTTGTACCTTTATCCGTAAAATATTGTGGTATAGCAAGTTTATAATTTCTTTTTATTTTTTCTTTTATTGTAACTGTAGCGGTCACAAGAAGCGCTTTTATTACATGCTTATCTGTATATCCTAAGTCTTTGAACCTTGAATAGTTATCATCAATAATATGATCATAATCCATAATAAGCTCTAGAGATCTATCGTAAATAAAATCAGCGGGGTTAGTAAAATAATTTGCAATATCTGGCAGTTTAGCAAAACATTTCATCCGAGAATCAACACCCTGATTAAATCCAAGAAAATACCATTTTTGTCCTTCTCGTGCATGGTCACTTGTATTTTTTATAAAATATGCATAAATGTCATTTCCATTTTTTGTTTGTAAACCTGTGTTAAAACACATACTATTTCCATCTAAAGAAATTTCTATTTTTCCTTCACTTTTAACTTGATCATATGTATATAATATATAATTTTTTAATATAAAATTGTCGTGACTATCAGACTTTCCCGGATAATTCTATTCCTCTGGTTGCGCCATTTTAGCTAAGAAATTAATTTTTCCTTGATATGCTTCTTTTGTCCCCATAAACGCATCTTGAAACAAATATCCCTCTGGAACATATTCTCTTTCCACAAACATCAACCCTTCCCTTGTACTTTTGTAATATTATACTCCAAAATATGACAAAAAGGAAGCCCCTGCATCCAACAGAGGCTTCCAAAGGAGAAGGAAATACCAATAGCAACTAAAATCATCGGAACGGAAGGGCTCGAACCTTCGCTTAGGATAAAAGCCATTGCTCTACCTACTGAGCTACGTTCCAAGGGGGAGGCAACAAGCTTTCACCTGCTGCCTAGTGGGGTTTGACGTAAGCCGTTGGCTGTATGCCTTTGGCTTCCACTCTATTGTATTACGACATCACCGACTAAACCGACCTTTTTTATTCTATACTGTGATCTTTTAAATAGGCATCACGTATATGCAGCCTTGGATAGTCTGGACTGCTGCTATATCCAATCTTTGCAGCAATCCTATCCCACGTCATCCCTTCTATGTAGAACATCCGAAACACATACCGCGCCTGACCATCCTCTATAGACCTTATCCAATCTTCTACAGCTTTGCATCGTGCTTTCTTGTTGTCCAGGATCCGCTGGCGGCGGTCATGCAGCTTCCAGTCAAAACCAGAAACTGCTTTCGGTCGAGGATAGCCTTTGCGGTAGTCCATAACAACACTGACGCCGATCCCATTATCCCCTTCCATCATTTCTACCAGTTCCAATTCCAGGACTACAATCTCTTTCTTAAGCTTTCGGTAACTACTCAGAAGCTTCCTGGTTATCTTTATCTTCGCCAATGGTATCACCTCCTCTTAACTCCGGATCCGGGTAGAGGCCTTATCAGCTGCTGCTATGGCGCTTCGCCTTAACAGCTGGTTTGCTTTCCTCTGGGCATCTGACTTTACTAATCCCATTCTTTGCATCCTCTCCCTTCTTGCGCATGGCGGCTATTACATATTCCACGTTGGGATTTATTCGTTTCCACATACTTGCCTTTCTTAAAATTTCAGTTTTTCCCAGCTTCATATGCTGCTTTCAACTTTTCAAAATCACATGACTCCATAATATTTGCCATTACTGCAATGGTCATTGTGTTTATTTCATGCATAGTTTTTCCGAGTTTGATGCCCTGCGGCATTACTGAACTATTACGAATTACCGCAAATAATGCCAGTTTATATTTTTCTTCTTGTGTCATTTTATCCTCCAAATCTTAATTTACCGCCATATAAATGAACGGTAAAAACAGAAACCACATAATATCGTCCACTGTTCTATGCTGAACCTCACCATATAGCAACAATTCTAAGCCCATCCAAATCAAAGCAAGCATTATCCATGCATATAATGTTTGTACAATTTTATCCATTAGTTTTTACCTTCTTTGCTGATACTCAACTGACAACTAAAAACTCAACTCAAAAGTCAATTTCTCTATTCAACTTTCTCAAATCGATCCATGTAATGATCTTGCCAGTCGGCATAGGCATCTGGCCTTTCTTCTACCTCTGCCTTGTATGGCTCTGGAAGCGGCATCCAGGCAGTTACTGTTGCCTCCAGATTCGGCCGTCCCATGCTATACCAGCCAATCTCCTTACTATATGTTGCAAGCATAAACGCATCTATAAGCCTTATGCTTCCATCTTTTCCATTACACTGCACCAACACTTCTTCATCTTCAGATTCTGGCAGCCGTTCTGTCGCTGGAATCCACCTATGCTCTTCCTTTGAAGCGGCTAAAAGCGTCATAGCCATAGCATAGTTCTTTATTAAATCCGCTATGCACTCCGGACTACCTCCTGTGTTTTCATAGTCCTTAAGTTTGCACAGCGCACCATACAGCCTTTCACTTACTTCTTTGGTGATTACCTGGCCTGCTCGCAACTGCTCCCACCTGACACCCTTCAGGCACCAGTTACCCAGCTCATCCTTTTCTGTTAATCTCTGCATTTCCTTCCTCCATCTTCTTCAAATACCCGCATACTGTACTTGGTGCAAGCTGCAGTTCCTCAGCGATCTGCTTCATACTCCATCCAGCATTGCGAAGCGCCTTCATTTTTCCAAAATCAATCTGCTTTTTGTTTGTTGCTTCTGACTTTGGTGACTCTGGCTTTTCCTTGGTTTCCGCAGCTGTCTCTGTTGGCTTCTCTTCCACTACCTTTGGCTTTGCTACTTCTCCCAGTTCCTTCTCAGCTGGCTCTGTCTCTCTTTTTTCTTCCTCCAGCACGATCCGGAAGAACTCACAGCCAGCCAGGATCTTCTTCAATGTCAGGAACTCATAATCATCCAGGTTCTTAGGTTCCGGCACTACCGGCTGGAGCACTCCTACCATCAGCCCTCTTTTGTGCAGTTCCAGTGCCTCATCTATTGCAATTTGTTTTATGATCATTGCCCTTCTCCTTTTTATTCAACGGACACCATCTCGGTGCGGTTTTAATAGTTAATTTATCATCATGTCTTTCTGTTCTGCAGATTATAGGATGAGGCTCACATTCACTCCGTGTAAACTTGGCTTCATCATGAAGGCAGTAATAACGCCCTGGCCTTCCGTTCATGTCATAAAATTTTTTATAGCTGCAGTCTTTACAGTTCATTTCTTTTCCCCTCTCTGTATCTCTTTCAGCTTTTCAATCAACGTTGTCCTGTTTGCCCGGCAGTCCCTAAAGAACTTTCCAGACTCCAGAAGATACTCCTCATTTGCTCCATACCCTTCCTTGTACCTCATGGCAACATCGGCTTTCCAGTCATAGAGCATGGAGTGATATGTCTTGATAACAAAGCTTGTTCCATCTGGAAGATCATACCGGTAATACCGTTCACCTGTCTCCTGGTTATCGATCCAAAGTGGCCAGGTCTCATACGCATCAATAAAAGCAGCTCTCTGGTCATTGTTTTTAAGCTGTGGAAGTTCTGGCTGCTTCGGTCTATCCTTTTTCTCTTCCAAATCTTCCAATTCACACAGCATGGAAGCCAAAGCACCTACTTCCAGTTTTTGCCTTCTTATATGCTCATCTGATTTATCAATGCCAGGAGCTTCCAGGCATTTAGCAAGAAGCTGCTTCTTTCTCTCTAGCAGTTCTCTCAGGAGTTCTATGTCTGTACGTTCTTTCGCTTCATTTGTGGAAGCTTCTGTATCTATTTGCGACGTCGCAATTTCTTCTCCTGTTCCCGTCACATACAGCCAACCACATCTACAATTGCAGTCTTCCTTGCATTCAGCACAGCATTTCACTCCATTAGCACCGCAGCAGTTGCAGTTTCCATACTTGCTTTTCCCAGTTATGCATGTCTTCGGCCAGCGCTGCCCTTCGGTAGCATCTACAGGTTCATCCTGCTGCTCGTTGATAATATCCGGCTCTTTCTCAAATTCCGATGACCATGGATCATACATACACAACAGCTCACTGGCAAGCTGACCATATTTAAGGTGGATTTTTTCATTTCTCACCCGCCAGTCCATTCCACCTGCAAAAGATCGAAAATCAAAACTATATTCCGAACAACCAACGCAATGGTATCCGTACGGTGCCAGCTCCTCCTGGATCTGTTTTGCTTTCTCCCCAGTGTTCTGCCCAGTACGCATAGCTCTCATTGCCCGTTTAAAATCACCAAGCTGATATTCCTTCCAGGCTTTGATAAACTCTCGGATCGTCATACTGTCCTGAGGTTGCGACGTCGCAATCTCCGCATCTTCCTCTTCCATCAGCTCTGCAACCGGTATTTCCTGGCTAATAGGCTTACCTGCCACCGGCCGGATCATATTTTCATCCTCTTCCACATCAAACAGCTCCGCTGTTGATGCTTCAAAGCTTTCCGTCCTCTCTTCCGGCATAACCCCAGGGATATCTTTTAGTTCCGTCTGTCCTGGTATCTCTATGTAAGGTATCTCCTTTGGTCTTGCCATGCTCCGGATCTCCCGGACTGTCATATCCGGTGTTACCTGCTCCAGCTGCTCATCACTCATGCCAAGCATCTCCTGCAGCTGGCTCTTGCTGAAGTCCTTAAACCTATCATCTATGAGCGGACTGTTGCCGCCCCTTGAAAACCTTGTGTTCCTGGTAATGTATCTGGATGTGGCAGAGGCACTGAGACCAAATCTGTCCATGGCATACTCATTGATGTTCTTATATCCTGCTTCCAGATACAGTTCATTGTCCCTGATGTGTTTCAGGTAAAACCCTGTAGCGATCACACTGCGTACGGCTGACTGCAGGTTGGACCGGATAAATACCTCTGCATCTTCCAGGGATACATCCCGGTACCACTCCGTGCCTGTATGTTTTATCACTTCTGGAGTTTCCAGAACTGCTGCATTCTCTTCCATTTTCCTTTCCCCCTTTATCTGCGGTCGATCCGCAGGATGAACTCCCGGTTATCCGTATCTTCCACGATAAAATCATCTCCTGCTTTGCACAGCCTCATATTGTCCAGCTGCGCGTTGCTCATCGTACACCAGAAGAAACTCACACGAAGAATGCTCCTCATATAGGCTCTCCTGGCTATGATCTGGTCCTTGTCCATGATCTTTGCATAATAGCCGCCGGCTCCCTGGTCAACTCTATGCCTTGCCAACTCCGCCGCCTGCATTTCTTCCATCTTCTCCATCTGTACCACCGCCTAACTGCAGCCTTCCTGCCGCCATTCTGGTCTGATCATCCAATCTCTGTCTGTTTTCCTGCCGGATCCCTGGTGGAAGCATTCCTACACGCTTCATCTCCTGGAGCTTAGGACCATAGGAATCACGGAAGAATGCGCGCTCTGCCATGATGTTCTCGCTCCTGCAGATATTCTGCCAGCCAATGTTTTTTACCACAGTTCTGCATGGTTCTGGCAAACTTTCCAGGGCTGCTGTTTCCTGCATATACCCATAAGTCCTTACCGCTTTCAAAACCATTCCCCAGGCATCATCTGTGCTTAAGGCTTCCGGATGTTCTATCTGGGTGCATAACTTTCTGATCTCAGCAGCAGAAGGAAAGAAATTACTTGTAGCCATCAACTGCCTTACTGCGTTCTTGCACTGCTCATAGGGGATATCCCCGATCAGCTCATACCAGATATCCATGGATGCCGCGCTCTTTGTGATCTGGTTCCTGCCATAATACTCTTCCATGGTAGCTGCTAGTGTTGCAAACTCCCTCTTATCCATTCTCCGCCCACCTCCTGAGCCGTTCTGCCTTATCATCGGTTGCTCTTGCCGCTGTCCTTCCCGACTGGGATTGCATATAAAGAGTTTCAAACTTTTCCCGAAACTTCTTGGTGCTCCGGATATTTGCTTTCCAGAACTGGTTTGTAACCGCATATTCCAATGCAGCACGGATCTGCTCCGGTGTCCTGTGGTCAATGCGGAGCATCCTTTCAATATGGACACACCACTGGGATTTTTCTTCATCCGTTACCGGAACTCTGGATCCTGGGAATCCTTCCAGACAGGAATGGATCAGGGTATTTACACAGATCATCTCAAAAGAATCCGGAGTAAACATGGTTGCTGCTTCTGCTGCAACGCCACTCTCTTTATTTACTTTTATTTCTTTTTCTTTACTTTTCTTTTCTTTACTTTTCTTTGTGTCATTTTTCCGAGAATTATCGTTATTCTTCCGGGAATTATCCTCATTTTTCCGGGAAGAATGAAAAGAAGGGTTCACTTTAATAAAGGGTTCCGTTTCATCCGCTTCCAAAAGCCAGAAACCCTTTATTACCACCGGTGTCTTTTTGGCGCGTTCCTTGACTGCCAGCTGATACCGTTTCTGTATTCCGGGTGAGGTGAGGATAGTGTCCGACTTGAAAAGTGTGCTGTCCAGTAGTGACCGTTCAAGCAAGAATGTCAGCACCTGCTCTATGAACCCATCTGAGAGATTCAGGTCTGCTGCCAGGATGAACTTAAAATCATCGTTCCATTCCATGTAGTAGCCTTTTTTGTAGATCTCGCAGAGTAAATAGATATATACCGCGATCCCGTTATTGCCAAACCTGGCGCGCAGGATCCGGATCTTATTATCCGTGAAAAAATCGACATCAAGAGGAAAGTAACTAAGACCTGGCTTCTGCTGTCTTGGCATTTTCCTTTCCTTCCGTTATCTGCTGTCCAGCCTCCCACTCTTTGTAGAGCTGGATCCAGTCTTCTAATCTCATGGTGACCAGCCATTCTGACCGGTCCCTGCGGTGGAATACACAAGGCTTTTCCCCGGTCCTGGTGTCCCTTTTTGACTGTTCCATGGCTTCCTGGAGGTTGAGCCGTTCCACTCTCTTACATTCTATATGGATGCCTGGGAGACCGATCACATCCGCGTCACCGCTGATCCCGCAGAACTGCTGCCCTCTGCGGCAGTCATAGCCGTGATCTCTTAACTTTCCGGCCAGTTCTCTTTCTCCGCGTTTTCCTTTTTCCCGTTGTGATTTTCCCATAACGATCCTCATCTTTCTTTAAAAAGGGGCGGCGGTCAGCGAATTGGGTTCATGGTCCGCCCCTTCAGGTACAACACCTCTGGTCATTTAATATCGTGACATATAAAACTGACCTTCAAGGTAATAAAACAAGCTTTTTCAAACACAACGGATTATCCGATGATAGTAATGCGGTTTCTGAGTTCCATATCCTGTTCTGACAGGACTAACTCCAGATAATCTTTGATCTTTCTTACTGCTCCTGTCTTCCGGCTGCCATTACCTTCTCAGCTGCAGCTTTCCGCTGTGCCTCCTGCTCTGCCTTTCTTCTTGCCAGATCTTCCTGATACAGCCTGCGGTTCTGTTCCTCTGCTTCCAGCTGGTTCCTTTTCGCCATGGCAGCACCAATATCATAAGTCTCTAAAAAGACTTTCTTCATATCACCGGCATAAGGGCTGTCCACTTCATTTAAGATAGCCAGGCCCTCATCTACCTTCTGGATCAGCGCCAGGATCTCTTCCTTAATGGATTTCATGGAAGTAGAAACAAGGGAATATCTTGGCTGCATCACACGTTCAAACGGAAGATACTTGCCAATGTCATGGATGTTATCCTCATAGAATTCCCTGACCTTGGCTGTCTTTTCCTCACATAAGCGCTCTTCATAGCCTTTGACCTGGCCGTCAATGTTATCGATCGCTTTTTTGATAATTGCTGTAAGATCATCAACTTCTAAACGGAAGGTCTCATAAGGCTCCATAACCTTTTTGCGTACTCTGGATTTCTCTGCTTCCAACGCATCTTTAAACTTATTTAACTTTGTTCTGTCTTCTTTAGCCTTTTTGATCATGTCATCTGTATAAACAGATGCTGCATATTCCGCAGAAATAGGCTCTATATAGCTTTTAAGCTCTTCATAATTCCACTCGATCCGCTTTAAGAAGCTGTCTTCCGGGTTATAAACTTTCAATTCCAACATGTCTGTTCTCCTTTTTACTGTAATGGTGGAAGGACTCTGTTTGGGCTTGTCCCTGTAACTACACAGTTCCAAAGCCTGCGTTCTGCATCTACCAGAAAACAGATATCATCTTCCACCTCTTCGCGCTCTATAAATCGTTCTATCGTTTCAAGGCGCATTTCTTCTCCATACCAGCTCTTCAGCTGGGCTTTTAATACTACAAAGTCATATTCTGTTACCGCCAGATAATGAAGGACTTGGCAGTAATAGTTATCCGGGATCCCTTTTCTCCATTTCTCCCACTGGGAAGACCGCAGGATATTGGATGTTTTGATCTCCAGGATCCCATGTCGTCCGGTACTGTCCAGAAGTTCTCCATCCAGAGAAGCGTGCATCCAGGGATATTTTGAATTGATAAACATGTTATTTTCATCATAGGAAACTTTGTATTCCGGATGATCCAGTACAAACAATGCTCTGAGATACTTCTCCGCCTCAGTTCCATACTGGACGTAATCTTTATCAGAAATATCTTCCGGAAGCACCAGTCCAACCTTTTCTTCCCATAACTGCACGTTGTTCTTATATGGATTTCTTCCAACACAGGCAGCCGCATCCGAACCGCCTATATGGTTCTTTCTTCCCTGCAGCCACTCTTCCCGGCTGTTAAACAGCTTTTTAGTCACCATTCGTAAGCCTTTCTAACATCTTTGCTTTGCAGCTTTCCCCAACTTTTTCCATAAAAGTTGTCAACATAGCAATTGCATGATAATCGTCTTCTGCAAGAGTATTAATCGCATCTACCGTAGCATCTGCTAAACCTTGAATCATCGCAGAACTTCTTAATCCTTTGCCACCCATTACAGCTAACTGAATCTGCTGCTCTTCTTTCTTGGAACCCAAACCGATTGCCACAACCAGTTCACAGTCTTCAATTTTTCTTACTCTTCCGTCATCCAGTGTAATCTTCGTTTTTACCATCTTGCTTTTCTCCTTCTCCCTCCGTATAATGAGGGTGTACAATTTTTTCTTTTGGACCTATCGCAGTTGCCGCTGCCTGGGTCCTTTTTTATGTAATCTCTGCATGCCTGTAAGCGGCTTCTTTCCATACACCGATTCTTCTTGATGCAAGTACCGCACTGGTCTTTCCACACAGCCATCACAGCACCTGGACCACAAGCGCAGCCCCAAGCATCATGAAGACTATCACCCACATGCCACCGACTATAAATGTCTCCGTGATGCCTACCCAGTCCACAGTTTTCTTCTTTGGCCTGGTTGCCTGCACTGCCACATAAGACAGCTCCATGCCTGTCCGGCCGTCATAGTTCTTAATCTTTGCCATTCTAATCACCTCCTACATCAAAATAAACTCTTTAATTTCCTTACTGGTTAGTGACCTTCCCAGAACAATGCTAGCTGCCTGTACCGGCGTTAATTTCAGGGTTTTGGAGAGCGTCCACAATTCTTCCAGCGTATAGTTTCTGGGATCTTCGCGCCGATTTTGCACCGTACGCTTTGTAACCCCCATCTTAACGGCCATTTGATCTTCACTCACGTTATATAATGCCATGTTGCCATTGATACATGCGCGAACCACTCTACTGGATTCTTCAGATGAACTAACTTTCAATCTCGGCATTTACCTCGCCTCCTACTCCAACAGGTCTTCAATCTGAACCCCAAAGTATATCGACAATTTTCTAAGGCTCTCAATACTTGGCATGGATCGTCCAGACTTCCAATTTGAAAATGCCGTCTGGCTAATTCCGGTTTCTTTTGATATCTGATATACCGTTTTGTTCGTTTTTTCTAAAAGATCCTGAAATTTTTTGTACAAAATACCATCTCCTTTCCGTAAGTATACTATTGAAAATACTTTCGTGCTGTGATATACTTTCAGATATAAAACTACCACATCTTATAAAAGTAAGCATATCGCAGTTGAAAGTATTTATTTCGCTTGCTTTCGCTTGCGTAAGTAAATAATACAACATTTAATGTTAGTAGTCAAGTGATTTTACTAACTTTTGCGAAAGTATGCTATCTTTGTGAAAGGAGCACAAAAATGTACGAAGTCTTTGAACAACTTCTACAAAAACATGGTGTTACCCCTTACAAAGTCGCAAAGGAAGCAGGCGTAACACAAACAGCACTTAGTAATTGGAAATCTGGAAGAAGTACACCATCTTCAAAAACATTACAAAAAATAGCTGATTATTTTGGCATAACAGTTGATTACTTAATGACTGGTAAAGATAATCCTAAAGAAAAAGCCCCAGAGCTCACTGCTAAAGACGAAAGAGATATAAAGAAAGACCTCGATAATATTATGGAAAAAATACGTAACGGCGAAGACGGACCTCTATATTATGGTGGTACGGAAATTGACAGTGCTTCTTTGAGCTTACTTCAAAATGCATTTGAATACGCCCTAAGAGAAACTAAGAAAGAAAACAAAGTCAAATACAATCCAAATAAGAATAAAAAGTAGGTGACGCCGTTTGGAGACTGTAAATCATAAGATTCGTCGTTTAATCAGGTACTATGAACATCTAACCGGCAGCCGAGATCCTGTTACCATTGCACGGTACGCCGAGATCCAGATTGCAGTATTACCGTTAGGCAATATTTCTGGAAACTACAAACTTTTAAAAAGAAAACGTTGGATTTTTATAAATGAGGATATCCCTTCTGACAGTCCACTCTTTCGGGTCGTTGTAGCACATGAATTAGGACATGCTTTATTACATAGAAAAGAGAATTGTGCTTTTCTAAAGAATAAAACATTACTACTTACATCCGGAATAGAAAGAGAAGCAAATTTATTTGCCGCTTCCCTTTTGATATCAGATGAAATGTTGCAAGATTATTCCTGTTATACTCAGGATCAGTTCTGCCAGTGTACAGGATATCCAAAAGAACTTATTGAATTAAGGTTAAAATAGCCTATGGCATTTTAATAAAACAAAAGAAAAGAGGAAAAGAGTATGAAGAAAGTAAAGTTATTTTTCGCTGTCAGCGTTGCATCTGCTGTCCTTTCTATGACCTCCTTTGCAGGAGAATGGAAGCAGGATAATACCGGCTGGTGGTATCAGAATGATGATGGCAGTTATCCTGTAAATAGTTGGAAGGAAATTGACGGAAAACAGTATTATTTTGGCAATGACGGCTATATGTTGCACGATACTGCGACACCAGATGGCAAAAATGTAGGAAACGATGGTGCTCTCGTTTCCGCGCCGCTTTTTGATTATGATATCCAAAATTGCCACATTACATATACCAAGCATGAATTTGCTAAGGACTATAATGGTAACGACTGCTTAATTATTTATTACAACTATACAAACAAGCGCTCAGACGAATGCAGTGCTATGGGGAACTCAGCTTATATCAGCCTTTATCAAAATGGCGTACAGAAAGATCACGCAACGTTGCCGTTTGACTCTAAAAATGAAGCTGTCAGCAACCACTATAAAAACGTTATGCCCGGAGTAACGATTGAAGTGGCAGAAGCATTTAAAATTGATGATCGAAGCGAAGTAACTCTTGTTATAAATGATATTTTTGATTTTACTAGAAAATCGCCAAAGATTCATGTGTCTTTGAGCCTGTAATATTTGCAAAAGCAAAAGACCGCCCCTGCGCCAACAGGAACGGTCTCTTACATAGATTTTCTCCTGCCAGTCTCCTGGCCAGATATAAATCAGTCTCAACACCTGAATTATATCATCTCCAGGACGTCTGCGCAAGGGGCGTCTTTTTTGTACCCATTTTTACCCTAAAAATCTGGAAATTATAATTGCGACATCGCAAATGAAAGGAGAATGATATATGCCAACTGCCAAAAAACTTCCATCCGGATCC